CTAAGTAGTAAAGTTACGATGCTACGCCCGCGTAAGTACAAAAACTAGCAGTAGTCAAGTTATGCGCGCTTGCGCGGGGTATAATAATCTTATTAAAAGTATATCATAGTTTGTCGGGGTTGTCAAGTAATTTGCGACAATTTTAGAAGATTTTAAAGGCGATAATTTGCCACGAAGTGGAGAGGTTTCGCGTCCCGCCCCCGAGAATTCCTTTGCGTAAATTAATGAGTTTTTCTTTCGCTAGTATATTGACTTGGCCGAATAAGCGAAGTATAATATATGTATGAAATGGAAAATAAAGTTTAGATATTATACAAAGTTCGGCAGGTGGTTATATAGACGCAGTGCTGAAGATTGGTTGATAATATTTAGCATTGGCCAGTTCGTAGTAATAGGTATTCTATTACTGTGCTTACAGCCAGAGCTAGTTTAATTATTTTAAGCAATGCTTCAAATAGTTCTTGACAGGCACTCAAAAACAGTAGTATAATATACATATTATGAAATGGAATTTACTAAGAATATTTACAAAAGCAAAAGGAGAAGAAATGGCACAAGTAAAAAATTATTCAGAAAAAGATGTAAGCATGATGATTGAAGCTTACACAGCAAACCCAACTAGAGAAACAGTAGAAACTCTAGCTGAGAAATTAGGCAAAAACACAAGAAGTGTAATTGCTAAGCTTTCAAGAGAAGGCGTATATGTTGCTCAACCAAGAGTAACCAAAGCAGGTGAGCCTGTAGTGCTAAAATCAGAGTTCGTAGAAAGAATTCACGCAGCTCTCGGTTTTGAACTACCTAGCCTAGTCAAAGCAACTAAAGCTGACTTAGCTAAATTAGCTGACCACCTAGAAGCACAGTAATGTGCTTCGCCCTTCGGGGAGGGTTGAGAAAAATAATTTAAAATTTTTCTTGACAAATCCTTAAAGGCTTGATATAATATACTTATATTTTAAAAATAGAAATAAAGAAAGAAACAACGCTACACAGTATGTGATAGCGACTCTGAGGAGCAGTGCAACCTCGTAAAAAGAAGGCACTAGCGTTTTGAAACTTCATAGCAAAGATATTTTTCGCTGAATTAAAAAGTAAAATGCTATCGGCCACTCTTAGTCGTAAAAGGTAGTAGTTTTGAGCGTAGTAGTAAATCTATGTCTTGCAAAAGCTTAGTAATAAATCTATAGCTCACGCTACTGATGAGGGAGCAGCGCTCCTAAAACCTTCGGGATTACGCAGTATTACAGAAGTCAAACAGTAAATCTGCGCGTGATTGAACGGGTGGATGCACGAAAACATCAGATGAAAGCGAGAAAACAAACCAATTTCTTGGTAGCAACTCGTAAGTAGCAATCCTAGTGTGGCAACCATAGCTAAAACGGCGTTGCAGTTATTCTAAGCGTATCTTGAACTTGCTTAGGAGTTTGTTGGAGTTCTCGACCAAACCAACACTTGACTTCAGTGTGCAAGGGGCGATTCATGGTTTACCTGTCAAACCCAGCAAGTAATGAGAGCATAGGTCAAGTATTTTAGGGCGAAGGAGTTTACAGAGCCACCACGCGAGATTAGAGGAAGCTGTTGCTTATAATCTAGTTGTTGACCCAGTGGCGTATAGAGAACTCCAACGCTAACTGCGAGGATATCCCACGCGCAGTAGTAGAACTACCATAAGAACGGCTACTACATTATTGCGAGAGTAGGGTAAGTGGGGCAGTTAGCCTTTGAGTAATAAAGTGAGCAGTCGTGGAACTCACTTAAATAAAAGCTACGCAGAGTAATTAGGAGACGATAAGCGAAGATAGGTGTTAGATTAAATTCCGACTAACCTTCGCATGACTAACCCTAGTGTAGTATGCTCGCCTCTGTATCCAATTTATTGGTAAACACGCGAAAGGAAATGGTTCAACGGAAAGCCCAAGGCACATATAAGCATTAGTGGGAAATCTTAGTAGGCGTACTAAGTATCTAAAAATTGTAGTAGGCATACTACGAGCAAGGTAACTGCTTAAATTCCCTAGCTGAATTCGAATAGATGCTAGTTTTTAAGTGAGGCAGATTTCATATCTGCCTTTCTTTTTGTCTAAGCACCTTAGACATCAAAATTCTGAAGCTAAACTCAAAATAGTTCTTGACACAGACCTCAAAATCCTGTATAATATATGTATGAAAAAGAAAAAGAAACGAAGAAATTTAGTGGCGAAATATGCCCGAGAATTTGTTCGAGCTGTTTCTTTTCGAGATAAAACTAAATACAAACGCAAACAGAAGCATAAGGAGGATTATAGTGGCGAAGATTGATGAAAATTATTTAGCAGTAATGCAAATGGATAGTATTGATTTACTAGCAAGAAAAGATGAGCTTACACCTATGGGTGCTAAGATTAGAAAAGAACTCCAAAGACGCAAGTGCACAAACTACTGGAGCGGGCCGTTTCCTATCCACAAGGGTGGGCCAGATGGCACACTTCAAACTCCAAGTGTAGTAGGAACTGTGCGTACTTATGTCAAAGGGAGTAAGTAATGGCTAATTTAGATGAAAAAATGAGAAAAGCACACGAAATGATTGAGCAAGACTATGATGATGGCTTAATGTTTTTCCATTCGCACAACGTTTGGCAAGCCGTGCGTGAGTTAGAGAAGTTCTACGAGTGCAAAATCTATGGCATACTTGAATTGCAAGAAGTAGTAGAAAACCTACAAGATTGGAACGCTTTTGATAAAGAGTGCGAAGATTACTTTATCTGTGACATAAATGATGTGCCTAAAAAACTTTGGCTAGAAGCTATGGAAAATTCTTATGATAACATTTGTGGCAACTATGATGGATATGAGCATTATTTAGAGTATATCTATGACTATGTTACACGAGCAATGAATGAACAGTAAAAATATGTGGCGACGATTTTTGTATTATCCAAAGGATTTCGCCACCAAGAAAGAGGAGTTTATGTATCGCCTCCATAATGGAATACATACAACCAAGCATCTACTTGTGCTGTTGGATAGGTTTCCACAGCATAAGTATAAAAAAGAAATATTAACAGAATTAGAAAGGAGAAAAAATGCCCGTAAAATTTAAACCAAGCGAAAGAATATTTCGCAAAGACGCAGCAGGTAGAAGAATGTCTACTGATAGCCAAAAGTGCAAAATCTACAAGCACTTTTATATCAAAGATGTTCCGCTCGCTGAACTTATGGAAGTCATAAACAGCGACAGGAAAACACCGAAGCTCAAGCAGAAGTGCAGAAACGAAGTAGTAAAACGAGGTTATAAGCTAGTATGGAAACTAGAAGATGGCACAACTATACCAAAAACTCACAAAGCGTTGAGAGAACACTTAGCGAAAGGGAGTGCAGCATGCCTGAACTAGTAGTAAAACTACCACAAGCAGAGTATCAAACCTTTCTAAAGAAAGTAGCAAAACTACGAAAAGCAGGTATTGATGTTCAATATGAAGTATCTCAAGCAAAGAAAAGAGTAGTAAAACTAACTATGCTAACAGAAGTCGAACCTGATAAGTGGGACGCGATTTGTGATGGAGTAAGCTAATGGACTGGACTATAATACTGTTAGTAGCAATGTTTCTTTTATATATGTATTTTAATGATAACGACAGAGGTGGTTATCAATGAAGGATAATGTAATTCAGTTTCCTTTGAAAGCAAAACTTAGAGTAGGTAAAAAATACAGACAAGAAGAAATTACTAGAATTAATGATATGCTTCGTTTATGTGACGAAGATATGAAAACAATACTTGAGCAGATAGACCAATTGCAGGTAGAACTAGCTGGTTTAACTGCCGAGTATGAAGCACTAACCTCAAGGTTAGTAGATTTATTAAAGATTGAAGGAGAAAATAGTGGAAAAGATTAATGAATATGCAAAATTTGTAGACCACTGCACAAGTGAGAGCAGTAAAAATACTCATTTTTTAAGCCAAAGGCTAGATAATTTATGTGGCACGACAGGACATAAAGGAGAGCATAGATGGGAAGAAATGCAAGTAGCAAGACTATTGACTGCTGTTATCGGAATGATGGCAGAGAGTGGTGAGTTTGCAGAAGTAGTAAAGAAAAAAGTGTTTCAAGCAGACACACAGTTCTCAGATGATGAGATTTTTCATATGAAAAGAGAACTAGGCGATGTATTATGGTATTGGGTGCAAGGGTGTATCGCACTTGGATTTACACCAGAAGAAGTAATGCAAGAGAATATAAATAAATTAGAGAAGCGATATCCTAATGGCTTTGAAGTTGTTAGGTCTGAAGTGCGAGAGCAAGGAGATATATAATGGCAAATCATGTTTATTTTAATATACAGATTGAAGGATTAAGTGAAGAACAGCATAATTGTCTGTTCAAAAGTGAGAGAAGCACTAGACCTCATTGGGAAGAAGGTCAACCACCTATTGAGTACCATGAACTAGTAGAAATTCATGAGCAACCTTTCATGAGCAATGTACCTAGAGAGTATGATGAAGAAGGTTGGTTAAAGGACTCGTATCAGTGGTATTGTGATAATTGTGGTGCTAAGTGGGTAAACATTGAAGAGTGGGAAGATGGATATTTGTCTGGACATAGTGCATGGTCTATGCCTACAGCAATGGTAGAGAATATGCTTACCTATGCAAGTGCTAAATTTAATACAGTTTTAAATGCGACAATGACTTATGAAGATGAGTTTAGAAACTTCATAGGCAGAGACGATTTTGAAACATACTTCAATGATGGAGAATGGGACTGTTCAACTAGTGAAGATTATATTGATGGCAATGAGCTCACAGCAATGGTGGAGAATAAGTTTGATTGTGATTGTGGCGACAATGACTTTGAATGGTTTGATGAGTATAAAGATACTGGAATAGTGCCACAAGAGTGGATAGATGAAGTAGTCTATAACTACTTTGAAACAGGAGAACTCAATGACACAGTATAGAGATGAAGTAGAAAGACAACTTAAATTAATCAAAGCAGAAGAGTGGGCTAAAGAAGTTAAACACCTTCACATGCATAGATTAACAACTATGTGGTATGAAACACGACCTGAAGATATGAAAAATGGTAATGTAATTGATAGAACTTACAATGATGGCTCTATAGAAAGAACATTACCAAATGGTGCTATTGTATTTATGAACCACGAAAAGCTAAAAGGAGACGCTTTGATAGACGCATGGGAAAGAGAAGTAGGTGCGTGTGTCTGTGGAGAAGTTGATTGTGAAGATGAGTACACGCACACAACACACGGGTATTAAAATGAAGATTAATACTACATTTATTGAAACCGAATACGAAGAATTAGTGGGTTTAGGTTACTCGCATACTGAAGCCCTCAATTCTGTAGCAAGAGAATGGAATATGACAGCTGAAGAAGTTAGTAATATAATTATACCATTTCTAAAGAAAATGAACGATATTGATTACACAGGCGATTTAGGAGATATAATATGAGTGTAAACTATACGCAAGAGCAAGTAGACCTTATGATAGAAGCCTATACTAAAAGTCCAAGCCGCGAAACAGTAGAAAACCTAGCTGAAGATTTGGATAAAAGTATAAAATCTATAATTGGAAAACTCAGTAGAGAGGGTGTCTACAAAAAGACTGTCTACAAAACTAAAACAGGCGAAGACCCTGAAACTAAAAAAGAAATTGTGCTAAAATTAGCAGAAAAATTAGATATAGATTATCAAGCAGTAGCGGGGTTGGAGAAAGCTCCCAAGTCTGCCCTTAAAATACTAAGGGAGGCAATATGACAGCTTGGGCAAATAGAATAGTGGAACTACTTCCGAACACTACAAAAACAAGAGAAGTTATCGAAAATCGAGGTAAATACTACTATGTAGAGAAAGAACCTCGTATCAATCCTACACACGGAATGATTATAACACTGAGAGATGAAGATGGTTATCGATTCTCTACGAGTGTAAAGAACATTCGTGTGCCTCAACCTGTGGACTGAGCGGGGTTTCTTACTTCGCTGAGTCTACACGGCTCATATATAACTAGGAATAATTTGCATATAGGCGTATTAATTTGCGTTAAATTGATGTATGAATTTGTAATTTATAGTTGAAAAATAACGAACGAATTGGGCGTAATTGTAGTAAATTGGTTTTTAGTGTTGAAATTATGAAGAAGTAAATGTGAATCTCTTTACTTTTCATGGGTGAAAGATATAATAGAATAATTATATCAGTAACTCTCTCGCTAAATCGTTCAATTCACAAGGTGAGCTCTTTCGCTTACGCTACATAGCTCTCTTTGTAATGTGAATACACGATAAGCGAGATTCACGAGAAGAGTGATTGTTTTTATGATTTTCTTAATTATCATTTTTTATGATATTATTATACCATAACTTTATCAAAAATGCAAGAACTGTTTTTCTCAGGGGTATGATTTTTGGGATAGGGGTAAGTCGAGTTGATGATAAAATATTTTATTTTTGTAATTTGGAAAGTAAAAAATCTTTAAGTTCTGCGCTTTTGGTTCAACTTATAGTCTTTCCAGTAAGCAATTTCCTTTGCTCTTTCGCGGTCTTTTCTTCTTTTTGCTTGTGAGAGTTTTCTTCTTCTCATTGCGTTTGGTTTCTCGTAGAATTCTTTTTTGCGAACATCGTCTTTGATTCCAGCGTTATCACATTTCTTGCGAAAGATACGAAGAGCTTTTTCAAAGGACATATTCTTGGTGGTAATACTAGGCATTTAACTCCTTATCTCGCACACGATTAAATGTCCACCCACGCTTTCGTAGGTAGTCAATTTGTGAACGAATAGAAGTTGCTGTTCTTCCAAGTTGTGAAACTATAATACTCATAGGAAGAGAGTTATAATTCTTTTTCAAATACTGTCGTTCTGTGTCTGTCCATCTTTTATTCATTTATATATTATACAAAATTTGAGAGCAAAAGTCAAGAACTATTTTTGACAGAGTTGAAAAAATATCTTGACTTTTGGTAGTTGATTTGTTATAATATACAAATGGAAAATTTTATAACAAACATCGACTTAGCCTATCTTTTAATATTAATAGGAGCTTGTTATGGCTTCTATAATCTTGGTAAAAAAGATGGTATAGGAATAACGCTAGATTATATGAAAGAACAGGGCAAGATAGATTTCGAAGAATAGAAAAATAATTCTTGACATTTACCTTAATTTTTAGTATAATATAGTTATGTAAGTGAAGTGGTTTCGCTTACAAATTAATACGCTAGACCGAAAGGCTAGCCTAAAGATACCGAAAGGATTAAGGAGATTATTATGAGTATTGATTTAAGTAAATTTTGGCTTGGTTTAGATATGCCTAGTATGCCGTCTTATACGGAAACTAGCTATCCAAGATATAATGTAATTGAAAGTAAAGGCAACTATCGTATTGAAGTCGCAGTGCCAGGCTGGAAGAGGGAAGAACTGGAGTTAATCGCTGATGGCGAAGAACTTCATATCGCAGGGAAAAAGGAACAAAAACTGGAGATGAACGAAAAATTTGTTCATCAAGGGTTAAGTTTAAAATCTTTTGAACGAAGATTTATTCTAAATCCAGACTTACAAGTAGACAAAGTTAATCTACAAGACGGATTACTAACAATCACTCTGTCTAGAACTCCTAACTCCAAAAGGAAAATATTGGAGATAAATAGTGGAGACATTAATTAAAATAGGACAGGGTATATGCAAAGATGGTTCATTATGTGAAGTAGTTACTGGAACTATAGTGGTAACACTAGGTTTAGGAACTGTAGCTCATTCATTGTTTGCGTTATCGTAACTGTCAATTATTGTAAGTGCCTCATTTCGAGGCACTTCTTTTTTAGGAGAAAAATATTGAATATAAGCGCAGAGGGTATAGCCCTCATTAAAAAATTTGAAGGATGTGAACTAGAAGCTTATAAGTGTTCAGCAGGAGTTTGGACAATAGGATATGGACACACTAAAGATGTCGTAGAAGGCATGACAATAACACAAGAGCAAGCTGAAGAAATGTTAGTTGAAGAACTTCATGAGTATGAAAAGTATGTCAACGAAAGTGTTACAGTTGCTCTATCACAAAACCAGTTTGATGCCCTAGTATCTTGGGTATATAATCTCGGCCCCGCAAATCTAAAAGCATCTACTATGCTAAAAGTATTAAATTCAGGCAAGTATGAAGATGTACCAGCACAAATTAAAAGATGGAATAAAGCAGGCGGAAAAGTTCTAGAAGGTCTAGTTCGAAGAAGAGCTGCAGAGGCTTGCCTATTTAGTGGCAAGGAATGGATTGAAATTTAAAATTCCTCAAAATTTAATGTTATTAGTTCAGGCACATGCTGAACAGAGAGGTATAACTGTCGAAGAATATTTAGAAGAATTTATAGGACTATTAAATGAACACAAAGCTAAAGGAAATATGGAATTGGATAGCGAGTCTATTCAGAACGCACTACAAACTTACAGTAAGTTATAACTCTACTTATGGCGATGCGGACGACCAGTCTTATATTGTAAAAAAGTTTTATAGTAAAAAAGAAAAGTTTTTATCTTTTAAAACTGAAAATGGAGAGATAGTAGAGATAAGAGGTGCAGAAGGTCTTAACTACAAAATAGAGGAATTATAATGCAACAATTTTTTATAGCAATAATATTAGTCCTAGGATTAGGATGTTGGTGGCTTTATAGTCAGAATGAAACTTTAAAAGCAAATAATACAAAACTAGAGTATGCAGTAGAAGAACAAAAACGAACTATTGAAACAATAAAAGAGCAGTATGAAAAACAAGGCGCTGCTTTAATGAATATGACAAAAGAAAATGCCTTGATAGAAAAAGAAAAAGCAGAATATTTACAGATATTCTCCAGACATAATTTAGATGTCCTAGCGTTGAAGAAGCCAGGGCTTATTGAAACCAGAATGAACAATGCAAGTGAAGAAGTAATGGAGGGCATAGAAGATGACACTGAAAAATTATTCAACATTGGCAATCCTAGCTCTGACTAGTGGTTGTTCTCTACTTCCTACAAAAGAAGTGGAAATTATTAGTAAACCAATTGAGGTTGAAATAATGCAACCTACTTTGCCACGACCTGTCGAGCTGACTGCACCGAAGTGGTACGTAGTAAGCGAAACACGTATTACAAATCCTTGTGTAAAAATAGAAGATAAAAGACCTAAGTCTTGCGCACCAGAGGATAGAGAAAATCCTGACTGGCCAGAAGGTTATACCTATTACGACAGATTTATTGATGAAATTAAAGAACAAAATAATGGAGATATCTTATTTGTTGCTACTACTATTGGAGACTATAAAGTAATGGCAGAAGATATGCAAGAATTAAAAAGATATATTAAACAACTCGGAGAAGTTGTAATTTATTATAAGGAAGTAACTACGAATGATTCAGTGGATAAAGAATCTAATTAGTCTTTGGAAAATGAACAAAGACTCAAAATGGTTCGAAAATAACCCAGCAGCACAAAGCAGATTCGAAGATATAGAAGATTGGTGTGAAGAACTAGAAGAAAGGATAATAGAATTAGAAAATGATAGATAGTGATAAATTAATTAAAGTGCTGAAAGAAGGAATCGTTGAGATACAATTTAGAAGTTTAAAAAGTAATAAAACTCATAGCAGAGAATATACTACACATGATAGTTATATGCCTATGAAGTTTAATCAGTCTGCAACCTCTGACAAAATAGTTTGTTATGATGTAGAGTTCAAAAAGATAGAGGATATAGAAATTTCTAGTATAGAAAATTATGTACCTCTTCAAAGGCTGTCTTAGGACAGAATAGGATAGGAAAATGTTAGAATTTTTCGAATGGATAATTAGATGGGTTCAAATCGTGCCTTGGTTAGTAATGGGAGCTTCTTTGATAGCTGCTGTAACTCCAACACCAATAGATGACGGAATAGTTAAAAAGATGTATAAATGTCTTGACTGGGTCGCTCTAAATGTTGGAAAAGCGAAGGATAAATAATGGCAGAATCAGTAGATAACAGCAGAAATGAAGTTGAAATTGATTTAGACAAGTATATGGCTCTCATTGAGAAGCTAGATAAGTCTGAGGACACTATCAAAGAAATGAAGATGGAAGCCGAAGCGGCTAAGAAAAGACTTGCACCACCAAAACGAAAATTTATTGATTTATTTTTAGATGATAATGATGTAAATGAAAAGTCAATTATAGGATTTATATCCTTTTTTATGTTGATTGTTTTTGCTGGATGTGATTTAGTTACAGCGTTTTGGGGACAAGACCTTGTAATTAGTGATACAATTTTTACTTCTTTAGTAGTGATAACCTTAGGAGCATTTGGAATCTCAGAAGCTGGTAAAGCCTTTGGTAAATGAAAAAATAATACTTGACATTTGGTTAAATTTTTAATATAATATATATATTATGAATTTATTTTACCTAGACGAAGATTTAGACAAATGTGCAGAGTACCATGTTGACAAGCATATAGTTAAAATGCCTCTTGAGGCGGCTCAGCTAATGTGTACAGCAATATGGGTAGATGAAGTATTAGGATTTGTTCCAAGAGCTTTAAACGCAGAAGAGCGTGAAGAGCTTAATAAGAGAAAGTCAGAAATCAAACATCTCCCCCTAGAAGAAAGACCTCTGACACCATATTTGCCTATGATGTATAACCATCCTTGTACAATATGGACACGGTCTTCGCTAGATAATTTTGAGTGGGTTCATTGCTATGCTAATGCACTAAACGATGAATACCATTATCGCTATGGCAAATTACACAAGTCAGTGATTGAAGTAATCAATAAACTGCCAGAACCGAAAAATATGCCCAGAAATGGACTCACTCCCTTCCTAATGGCAATGCCCGATGAACTCAAAGACGAAACTGATGTAATCGGGTCTTACCGCCTATATTACCATACAGATAAAGCAACCTTTGCCAATTGGAGTTTTCGTGGAGAACCTGATTGGTGGGATAAAGGATTAGCATGGACAGACAGGAGAATAACAGCAAAATGAAAGTAATAATTTATAGTAAACCAAACTGCCCTGCATGTACTAAAGCAAAAGCTTTAGCCGAGAGAAAAGGACACGAAGTAGAGTATTTATCTTTTGGTAAAAACTTTGATGCTGGAGTCATGTTAAGGGAGTTTCCCAACGCTAGAACATTTCCACAAATTATTGTTGATGGAGAAAAGATTGGCGGGTATGTAGAACTGGAGAAACTTCTTGAGGGATAAATTTAACGAAGAAAAAGCTTTAAATATGGTTAGAAATCATATTATTAGTACATATCATGCCCATTATTCACAAGAAAAGATTCAATCAACTGAATTTATATTTGATTCAGGACATGGAGAAGGGTTTTGCATAGGCAATGTAATTAAATATGCTCAACGATATGGAAAAAAGGAAGGAAAAAATACTGATGACTTATTAAAGTTAATTCACTACGCAATTATTTTATTAGGGACAGAATTAAATGATAAGAAGTAAATCAGGAGAAAAGTTATCATATGATAACATAGAAAGAGTAATCCAACAGCTCGAAAAGGATAATCCTATAACTAAAAAGGAAGCCTGTGAGATGATGAATATTAGGTATAACACGACCAGACTTCAAAAAATCATAGATGACCATTTAGAGATTAAAAGATTTCGTGAACAAAGAAAAGCACATAATAAAGGAAAAGCAGCTACCGAAGATGAAATTAAATCAGTTGTACAAATGTATTTAGAAGGATTTAATATATCAGGAATAGCAGAAAGTATTTATCGTTCTCCTGCATTTGTAAAGAATATAGTAGGGAGAGTAGGAATACCACAAAAACTAGCAGAATCAGACTATGAAGGAATGAGAAATGCAATGTTGCCCGAACAATGTGTTGCAGAGTCTTTTGAATACAACGAAAAAGTATGGTATCCGCGTAAAAATAGATTTGCATTAGTAAAAGATGAAATTACGCAAAAATATCAATCTGAGAGAAGAGGCTTTAAGTGTTATGGCAACATAACAGAGTGTGTAAATTATGAAGATAAATGGGGAGCTAAATGCTATAAAGTATACGTATTAGACCCCTGTGATACTTCTAAAACACTTTTTCCTTGGATTGATGGTGATAAAACAGGTTTTTGGGCAACTGCCCTTGCTTATGATTTAGGAAGTTTGAGGCACTTAGATAAATATTTATAAGGATATGAAAAATGTTGGATATAATAATAGCATTATATGCTTCAGGCGTATTTATGGCAATGTGGAAGCTTTGGTTTCCATCTTTAAAACATATAAAAGAAATTGCTCCATACTCTTTAGTAGCTAGACATCAAATAAGTACAACTTTTGTAGTTTTACTAATATTTACAATAAGTTTACCTTTAATGATATCCGCTTTACTTATGGATGATGTTGCAGAAACTTTTAAAAAATCTTTTGTAAAAGGAGCAGTAAAAGAAAATGAAAAACAATAGATACAGTACTTATGTAAATGGAGATTTACAAGCACACGTAGTTAAACATCCTAAAAAGGGATGGGGTTGCGAATTTTATAATAACTTAGAATTAGTAAAAATAGAGTTTTACTCAAGCCATAGTGAAAG